CACTTCGTTCCCATACGGCAGATTCCATATGTCCGCTATGTCCACATAGAAAGCTGCGAGAAGAACCAATATCTCATATATGGCTTTAAGGATGTCATATGTTCTATCTGATAGTTTCATCTTATTTCTCCTATCAATGGCGAAAGTATTCGTTGTATTCGTCCAACGCTCTCTCCATTTCGCCTGTGTTGTTGTTGGTGGCGGCGTGTTTCAGTAACTGATACACCATGTCACCCTGTTTCTGTTGGTCTTGCTGAATGTCATCAACTTTCTCGCCAATCTTCTCGACATCACGCTGAATCTTGGTCATGGCTTCAAACGGCTTCTTGCCCCAATTCCAAACCACAGTAATCGCACCGATGATGGCTGCGAGAGTGATGATGTCTTGTACTGTAACTGTCCATTCACTCATGTTTGATTACCTCACGATATTGTGATTGTGCCGTCACCTGTGATTAGAGCAAACCCACCATATCCCACTTCAATGTTTCCTGTGGCAGTCAAAGTGACCTCATCGTAACCATAGATTTGCAGTTTGCATTGACCTTTGTAAAGGACTATCTCGAAATCGCCAGGCAAATCTCCATCGGTGATGTCACTATACATTTCTCCATCATATAGGTTAGGACAAACAATTGTATAACCATTCTCGGATTCGTTTGTTATCGTGACAGTAGCCGTAGAGAAGTCACTACTTCCCCCACCGCCACCGCCACCACTTTCGCCCATTGCGTTGGCAAGGAGCATTTCAAATATGCTCATGCTCCCACCTCTTTCCATGTTGTGCCGTCAAAATAGTACACTTTCTTGGTGTTCAGTTCGTAGAACAGAGAGTTCACCCCGCAATCGGTCGGCTTGGAGTCTGTGGATAGTCCGGAAAACTCTTTGTAGTTTCCATTGAATCCTGAATTGTCTTTGATTTCTCTAATCATTTTTATCCTCCGATAAGATCACATAGTTTTATACCGTACACCCTGGCGGTGTAAGTTCCGTTTATTGTTCCAGACCTCGATGAGTTGTATCGTGCATACATAGCAAAGGTCGCAGTCCCGTTGCTCGTTGTTGTCACGGTACACGAGTTCGGATATATTCCATATGCTGTGGTACTGGAAGTAGTCTGCGTCACGCTTGACGATGATAACTTGGCGTTCCATTTAGCGTTAGCCATCACCGCAGCGTTCTTCGTGGCTGCGTTCGTAGAGTTCACTATGAACGCTGCTCCTACGGTAGCCATATGTCTGTTAGCCACTTTTGTATCGACAGACGTTTCTACTAAAAGAACGTCATAGGCGTTGATATTCGTAGCAGCTACGCTCACGTTCATGTTCGTGGAAGATGTGGTCGATGTGCTGTATGCTCCTATTGCCTTTGTAGACAAAAGGTCTCCGATACCGCTTCCGCCACCTCCGGACACGTTGACTACAAGAGAAGCGAGGTTCGTGACATCGTATGTTCCGTTAGCGGTTTTTGTCTCGGATCCTGAAACGAGTTCCGAAGCTGATACTGTCACCGCCGTACCGTTGGCTGTTCCTGCTGTAACATATCCAGCCGTTCTCGTGACCATTGGCGTGACAGTAATGGAATGATTCGTTACTGTTCCTTTGGATGCACTCGCAGTAGCTCCGCCTGTTGCCACCGTTGCCGAAGCGTATGTAGTGACATCTTTCGTACCGGCGGAAGTAATGGAGAGCGTTCCGGAAACAACGTCACTCGCTGAAACTGTAACTGCTGTACCCGTAATAGAACCGCCGTTGATATATCCCGTGGAGTTAGTGACAAACGGTGTGACTGTTATCGAATGGTTACTGACCGCACCCTTTGACGCCGTGGGAGTTCCAGCGGATCCTGCCTGAACGCTTGTCGATGCAGAAGATGAATAGAATCCTGCCGGAGCCGTTACCGTTGCACCTGAAGCGGAAAGGTCAGAGGAGGTTCTTGAGGTAATAGCTGAACCCACATAGTTAGACGGAATTGCGTTGACCGTTACCGCACCTTCCATCATATAGTTCGTTCCACCGATGGTCTGTGAGGATTCTGTGGGAGTTACGGATGTGCCTGTTGCTATGGCATTGTAGTTGGTATCTATAACGCTGACAGGCGAATCTATCCACCCATAATCATTGACCTGAAGATAAGCTTCATTATGCCATTTACGCTGACCGTTCTGCGTGGTGAAGTAATTGTCAACTATACCCTGTACATCTGCTTGAGGTACAGTAGCCGTTGCATAGTTGGTTACATCTGTGACCCCTGCGGAAGTGATGTCGATATTCCCTGTAGGAGTTATCCCACCACCGCCTGTTTCGATGTTATCCACCGCTTCGACCATCTCGTCAAGCGTTAGCGTTAACGCTTCTCCGCTTTTGTTCGATATGGCATTGGCGAGGATATCAATCTTGTTTTTATCGACTATTACATTAGGCATAACTGTTGCTCCTAATAATTACGATTTCATCCCAACCCTCGGAGTAGGTGGGCGGTTCAAAGAATCTCGATGCGTTGCGAAGTATTTGTGGATGACGATTCCTGTCCTCTCTCTGTATGGATTCGTCTGTTGTCACATCGATGAAAATGCACCTTTTCCATCTGTTCTGTGCTGCGAGGACTCTTTCCCTTTCCTCGGAACGACCAAAGTACCCCTCGACAACTACATCTCCGCTTGTCTGCTTAATTGCATCAATGACACGATTTAGTATGCCTATATCATCTTGATGTAATACACTTGCGAAGCGTTTGCTGAATGTGGTTTTCCCTGCGTTAGGGAGTCCGCAGATCATCGTCAGCATTTTAAGACCACGCTATTGTGTCAGACGTTGACCATAAAAGAGTACCCACCGCTTTAATTTGATTGTCCATAGGGAAATATCCACATGAATATATTGAAATGACAGTTAGACTATGATAAACAACAGCCCCACTCAATGTGCTTGACTTACCCCACGGATGGAAATACTCCACCAAAATATTGGGAACATTACTGTTGGCTAATATATCCGCTAACTGTGCATATGTTCCCGACACTATGCTTGGAGTCATATTAGCAGGTGTATCTGCTCCGCTATCGTTAGTATGAGTAAGCCGAATTACTGCATCATATCCACCACCCCCTGCATTGGCAATTCCGTTCTCGATCTTGTTCATGGCGGCTGCCGTGATGGTGTCCCCTGTACTCCATGATGTTGGTGTGTAACTCATATTAAGCTCCTATCTCGGCATAGCCGACTTGTGCAATTCCCACTCTCGGAATGCTTCCGTCTGTGATGCCGTATCCTATGTTATTCCCGTCTGTTATCGTACCTTCGGTCTTGACGCCCTGCGCTGTGTAGAAATAATACCCAGCAAGAGCCTTGTCTGCCGTAAGAGTCGTGTCAGAAATGTCTATGCCAGCCACATTGACGTTCGCATACTGATAGTTGGTGACGTCATATGTGGTATTGGTGGTGATGAAAAGCGTACCGCTTACCAATTCACTCGCTGAAACTGTCACCGCAGTTCCGTTTATGGATCCACCGCTGATGTAGCCTGCGCTGTTAGTAACATTGGGCGTGACAGTAACAGAGTGGTTTGTTACTGTTCCTTTGGTCGCAGTAGGTGTTCCTGCTGTTCCGGAGGGAACGGAAATCGATGCGTAGTTTGTTACATCAGCCGTTCCTGCCGATGTGACGGAATATGTACCGCTTACGAGTTCAGAAGCCGATACTGTAACAGCTGTGCCGTTTATCGTACCGCCCGTGATATAGCCTGTGGCATTGGTGACGCTCGGTGTGACCGTGATGGAATTATTGTTCACGGCTCCTTTGGACGCAGAAGGTATACCAGCGGTTCCGCTGGGCATGGCGTTTATCTGTACGGAATACAGTCCGTCATATCCTTCATCGGCATAAATAGTCTGCGAGGATAATGTCGGATCTATGTTTGTCTTTGTCTGGAGTTCAGGGGAATAATCTACTTCAACCGTGACAGAAGCCAGATTCGTGACGTCATATGTATTGTTTGCCGTAAACGTATCTGAACCGCTGACGAGATCCGAAGCGGAGATCGTGACAGCTGCTCCGCTATATGTTCCGGATCCTGTTATCCATCCCTGCGTTCTCGTGTAGAACGGAGTCAGTTTGACGGAATGATTTGTTACTGCATCCTGTACGATATATGGGACGCCGATGTTTCCGTTTGATACTGATTTGGATGCGGATTCCGCATAAAAACCAGCCGGAGCCGTGACAGTAGGACCACTCACGCTTAAATCGGAAGATGATTTGACTGTGAGCTGCTGCGTAGCCGTTCCGATGAATGAAATGGTTCCGCTGGATCCGCTGTCTATGTATCCTGCTGATATAACAGGAGAAACAGTCTCTGAAGTGGAGACTGTTGCCGTAATGAGTCCGCCTGTGCTTACAGAAATGGTCGGATTCTTCTCGATGTTGACGTTCGGTACTGCTGCGCTTCCACTCGTTATGGAAACAGAAGCGTTATCCTCGTAATATCCCAGAGGAATCGTCACATCAGGACCGCTTACGGATATGGAAGATGTATCCCGTCTGTCTATGGCAGAACCCACATAGTCGGTCGGAATGCCGTGGACAGTAACGTCACTCGTCATCATAAGGCCGTTCGTCTGAAGGCCTATTTCCGACTCCGTGGGCGTTATTTCGTATTCCCCTGTATACGGATCCGGATAAATGGGATATCCTTCGCCTGTTTGCAGGAGGACAGTCTCGTCCGGACCGGTCTTCAGCCTGACAGGACAACCGTTTAAAACTTTAAGTCTAATCGCCATATGCAATCACCCTGTCCAGTAGGTTGCGCATAACAGGAATGCGCTTGATCTCGGTGGCTTCTCTTACGCCACTCGCATTTATCCAGTTCACCTGGATCTCCACGGACTGATTCAGATTGAACATCGCACTTTCTTCCTGCGTCAGCGTGAAGGTAATGGATGTATCCGTCACCTGGCCATGTGTTTCCGTGGAGATGATAAGGTCGGAATCTCTTTTCTCAAGAGCTGCCGTTGGAAAGTCTTTAGGACCTTGTTCCATTGAGACGTATATTTCCTGACCTTGCGTGAGATCTTTTCCCTCTACTAAAAGGGGAATTGCCGGAGTTGTGTAATTAATCATTCTCTTGTTACTCCTTATGTTGGGAATACGTCATTAGTTATCCATGTGTCGCTGACTATATAGTCTGTCGATGCCGAGAAGTTGGTGCTTACAAACTTGACTGTGCCGTTTGTCTGTATCTGTATCGGTGCGTTACTGTCTACCGCCCAGGCCTTCACCGCTGTCACCACTTTATTGATTCCGTATGGTGTGTAGCCTGTCGGCAGATAGCAGATCTCCTGACCTCCAACAACGGACGAGGGAGAAGTGAAACGGATATACAGCGTAACTGTATTCCCTGATCTCATAACGATTCCGTCTGTTTTAGTCGTGATGCTGTTGTTCCAGGCAGCAGCCACATTCAAGAAGTTGTAGGAATATATCTGATTCTCTATTGGTATCGCTACGATAGCAGCACCTGGCACGGATCCTCGTAAGTCGTTGACGTAGGTCACGTTGCAGCGTTCCTGCATGAAGTAACCCATGTCCGTCGATACGCTTATAACGTCTCCGGACGAACATTTACGGACAAATATATCCCACACCGATGTGGCCGTCTTAAACGCGAACGCTTCAAACGCCTGACCGGTGTAGGTTCCTTCTATGCTGTCATAGTACAGATATACCGTTGACGGATCCGTACTGTTTTCGTTGGCAAATCGCAGGTACAAGTTTACCGGTTTATTATCCAACGCACGTTTGACGTTGAAACATACCGGCTGTGCCAGCCACGTCCCTGTGACTGTGATGGTCGCGATCCTCGCATATCCAGCCGAGCCGGACGAGCCTACAGCCGACCATGAATACGGAAGGTAAGGTATACGATTGTATTTGCCATTGGCTACAAGGCTCCAGTCCTGTGCTAACTCAAGCCTGTTCGCTGCTTGTGCGATCATGCCCATGCCAATGCCGGGGAGATTGACGTTGATGTTCAGGGGAACCGCTACCGTAGGAACTGTAAGACCTCTGGTCGTGGAGTTGCCGACAGAGTCTGTAATAACTCCCGTAACTGTATAGGAATGTGTGCTGTCGGTAGACGTGAAGTAGTAATAGTTACCACTCGTGGCGTTCGGATTCGCACCGCCGACCTTGACTGTTATGGTACCGGTGTTCCCCTGGCTTGAAAGTGAAACGGATCCGACAGCCTGTACTCTGATATGGTCTCCTGTATCGCTTGTAGTCCACGAACCGCCTGAATATGTTCCCCTAACAGCCTTGAATGTGGATAAGGTCGGATTTGAGTACGAGAGGAACGTGACGTTCTTTGTGTTATAGTTCGTCCGTCCTCTGGAGTCTGCTACCGTTACCCTGACGGTCTTGGATCCTGCGGTCAATGCCATACTGGAAGTGAAATCCGCTCCACTTCCTGATACCGGTCCTGATATCGTATAGGTCGAGATCGTGGCGCCGGTTCCTGCCGTGGCAGAAGACTGTACCCGTAACTTGGTATATCCTCCGACATATAACCCCTGCGTGTTTATCCACGCATTCGTATTGACCGGAGATAACGTGATGGTCGGCGCAGTCGGTTTGATATCCGTTCCGACCTTGACTGTGCCTGAATATGATTTACTTCCGACCTCTGTCGCTCCGGAGAACGTATGGAGAACATACGATACCGTTCCGGAAGTGGAGTTCGGAAGTTTTGCATAGAAGGTATTCGGAGGAGTCCATGTCGCAGATGAGACTCCTGCGTTAAGTGTCGCAGCTGTTCCTGAAAGACCTGCAAACGAATATGTGATGGTATGCGTGAAGGAGTTCGATGCAGCCGTGACTGTGAATGTTCCCGCGCTGCCTATCGTTACCGTGGGAACCGTCATCGTGGATGCCCTCGGTATGGTGGTAAGCGTGAGAGATCCGTTCAGTCCACTCGGCATATTTATCTGTCCGGGAAGATATGTCTGCGTAGTAGGCGTGGACATCGTTGCCCAGACAGATATCGTCTTGGTACCGTCATTGTTGTGCTGAACGGTGGTCGTGCCGGAACATACTGAATATGTCGATACACCTCCTGAAGGGGAAGGCATCGATATCTGTTCGTATCTATCCTGAACAGTGGTTCCGTTGATGGATATCTTTGTGGTCAGGTAATACTGCTGGAAGTAGTAATTGCTGTTACCCGTCAGGACTAACGAGTAACTGACCTCGGAAGTATTGTTCGCAACAGAATAGCTTGATTCGGTAACGGTAAGCGTTCCGGTAAAGTTACTGTTGTTAGAACCTGTTCCGGTAAAAGTTGCCATGCTATACCGCCTTTACGAATGAAAGTGAATAAGGAGATCCCTGCGTCTTTATCTGAAGGTTTCCGATCTTGAACGTGTCAAGCTCCTCCAGTACGAAAGAGTCACCCTGGAAATATGCCTGTACGTTTCCGTATTGGTCTTGGAATGATACTCTGTCTGCTTCCAGAACGAGTACATAGTCGGACGAGGATGCGCCTACTTTTACTACGGGATCCCCTCCGACCATCTCCACCTTGAAATACGAGGAGAGATAATCGTTGCTCTGTACCAGTAACTCGTTGGCAGTAATTTTGCCGTCCATCGTAATGGCAATATCCGAGTAAGGCCCTGCCCATCCTGTGGATGAGTGTCCCATTCCACCTGCTGTGAACCGCCATACGTTGACACACGTCTCTGTTTCAGGCGTGTCCATGATCGCCCACCCTGTAGGCTGTTCGTATGTCGGAGATGTCGGATCGTTGTCGTATATGACTACGAAATAACCGCCGGTCTGCCCTGTGATGAGTTCCGTCTGCTCCATTATCACCTGCGAGATAGTGGTCAGATTCGGTACTTTTTCAAGCTCTTTGTTCTGGATGTTTATGGTGTCAGCCAGAGATACCTTCGGTGTTCCCACCTGTATCTTGTTGTATCTCTCAAGCAGAACGTCCGTTTCTATCTTGATGATCTCGGCCTGTTCCTGAATGCCTAACTGCTCAAATACCACTGTCACGATATCGCAGAGGTCACATTCCTCAAGTGTTCCGAGTTCTGTAAACGCGATATCAAGCGATACTTCAGGAACGCCCACTTCGTTGTCTGTGATGTAGGCCTGTGCTGCGCTTAACAACTGTGCCTGTGACGGCGCTTCCTCCCACTTATCAGTAAAGTCCACCGTCTTTATCTTCGTGTAGTCGAAGGAGCCGGTGGCGTTCACGATGTACGAATCAAGCTGAACAAGTTGTCCGTCTGATCCGTTCCAGTAGGGATATATGCCAGTCACTACGTTCTGGATGTTCCTCTCCTGATTCAGGTCGATGAGGTTCTTTCCGTATCGGATCACGAACCCTCTGTCCTGTCCTCTGGAGACATACAGTTTTATCTGGAACTTATCGAACTCATATTCGCCCTTGCCAAACACGTCCAGGATGGAACCTTCTGTTCCTCCGAGTAATGCTCGGCATGACTGCGGAAATGCTACGGAATAATCTCCCAGTACGTTTTTGTCTGTCCAGATAGTGAAGGGATTGTTTACGACAGAGTTGTCGATAAGTTTCTGTAATGCGTCAGAACAAGAAACGGCACCCGTGAAAGGCTTCACCGGAATGCCGCTCAAGTCATATGAGATATGCTGTGCATACACCGTCACTATTCCGTTTATCGGTGAATCAATGCGATAAATGCGGAACGGCTGCGGTGTTCTGTGAGGAGAAGGAATAGCGTATATCAGACATCTGTCCTGAATGTCCTCGAAGTGTATTCCGGTAATCGGATACCGAAGGACCAGAATATACTGTCCGTTTCTTTCCTCTGTACACACACAAGAGATGGTGTCTGTCAAAGCACCTAACCCCTGCGTGGTGAATGTAGTCGCGTCAGAAGGGAAAAGTATCGGCTTCATGTCCCCTCCTTATAATGTCCACCAGTTCGGCACTACCTTGACCGATGTAACGCTGCCGGTCCATGTGACTGTATTGGATCCGTTCGTCAGAACAGGGAATCCGTTAGACAGACTGATCAGAGAGTTCGCGTTGTTTCCGCCGTTCTCCGCAGTCTGTCTCTCGGAGTCTATTACGAGGTTTCCGGAGTTCCCTGTTATGGTAATCGTAGTACCGCCTATAGTGACGGTGCCGTTACCGGTACACGCAATCGTAAGAACCGGAAGCGCCGGTTCATAGTTGTTCGTTATCGAAGAGTTCTTCGCAGGAGTGAGTTCTGTCTTCCCTGATGTGAGATATCTCTGCGGTTTGCAGTCGAACGTGATGTTCGCTCTTCCGGCTACGTTCAGGATGTCCGTGACGTTCAGGGGAGATACATATACCGCCTTGCGGAAATATCCACTGTCATAGGTATCGGACAGTTCATAGTAATCGTGCTGATACAGCCATGTCGCTATGCTGATAGCATCAGGTCTGACGCTTCCGCTGTGGATGTACGCGACCTGATATGTCACCGTCACGTTATCATATGCTCCAGTATCGAAGAGGAGGTTTCCGCTTCTTCCTGGTACGTTTATGGATTCTATTACCCTCTTGGGGAATGTAACTACGGGACGATGCTCAACGAATATCCCGTAAGTCGAGGAAGTTGTTCCGTTGTATGTGAATGTACTCATGCCCAAACAGCTCCTCTCTGATTGACTGCGTTCTGGATCCTGTCCATCACCACTTCCGCGAGTTCCTGTACGCTCTGGCCTTGTGCGCCGTACACGGACAGATTTATTCCGCCTACGTTGGTGGTGTTGTTTATCGGCTGAACAGTAGCCACGCCACCGTTCATCGTCAGAAGTTCAGGACCGTTATCCCCTACGATTGCGCTACCATGGGAGATAACTCCTCCGGCAGCCATAAGTGCGTTCTGTCCTTTGGACAAAATCTTCGGACTGCTTCCTGTTGAACTACTTGTGTTTCTCGCCCATTGAATCGTATTGGCGTTTCCTGTGAACCAAGAAATAACTCTGTTCAGCACATCAATGACAGAATTAAGCGCTGCCTTTAATGCGTCTCCAAGGCCGCCAAACAGGTTTTTCACGATGTCCACAAGATTCCAGAAGGCCTTTCTCCACTGAAACGTAAACACGTTCACGATGAAGTCTATTATGCTTTGGAATATTGCCTTTACCCTATCGACTATCGGTGAGAGGTTGGAAATGACATCGTTTATCAGTCCGATGACATTGGAAACCACGAAGTTAACCGTGGGAAGTATCGTACCGATAATGCTGATTATCGTGCTGATGCTCTTCGCCATCTTATCGAAGTCGATGGAATCAAGAGCCTTATTGATTGCCGGAAACACTTCATTTTTGAGCGTATCGGAAACGCCCTGGAACGTGGTTCCCAAAGTATCTTTGATACGGCTCTTCAGAGAGTCAAGCTGACCGTTGTAGGTCTGCGCCTGTTTCTCCATAGCACCGTAATACGCACCGCCTTCTTCGGTAGCCTTCTGCAATGCAGCAGTCAGGTCATCGTAGGTAATCTCCATTTCCTTGATCTCGTCAATGGTCTTACCCGTGTAATCGGAAAGCAGTCCGTATATATTGATACCGGCCATAGCAAACTGACGGATATCCATCGCGGTTGCTTTGCCGACGTTTTTTATCTGCTGGAGGTTGGAAGCCATCCTTGAGAGAACATCGTTTCCGCCACCTGTGGCTGCCACCGCAGCTGCCAGAGCGTTGATGTTCTGACGCGCCTTTTGCGCACTTTCTCCTGCCGTTATCAATGCACGGTTAGCTTCTATCAGATCCGAAGAACCAAACGGCATCGAAGCAGCATCCTCTTTAATGGCTGCTATTGCTTTGGACGCTTCTTCTGCACTACCCAAGAATGAAGCGAAAGATGCTTCAAAGGACTCCATTTCCGCATTGTACGAGATGGCTGCCTTTGCTACTTCAACGAGCTTCTGGGCGATCTTTACAAGAGCATCCTTCATCAGACCGGCTTTCAGGACGCCCTTGTCCATAGAGTCGTTCTGTGAATCTAATGCCTGTTTGGTATCTTTCAGCTGATTATTAAGATTTCTCTCGGCCTGTTCAGTCGCTACTATCTCTCTCTTGAGAGCGTCATACTGCGTCTGGGAAGCCTTACCTTCCTTTATCTGCTGCTGGACAAGCTTCTCGGCTTCGCGTAATGCTTTGAGTTTGTCTCCTGTCTCCGAAATAGCCTGCGTGAGAAGTCTCTGCTTCTGCGCCAGAAGTTCTGTATTCTTTGGATCTATTTTTAAGAGTCTCTCAACGTCCTTGAGTTCACTCTGTGTATCTCTTATTTGTTTGTTTGCATCGGAAAGTGCCTTCGATAGACCGGATGTGTCTCCGCCTATCTCTATTGTGATTCCTCTAATCTTGGTTGCCATAACGCACCTTTCCTGTCATAAAGTCCGCAAGTGTTCCCGGACGTCCTCTGTACGGGTACCTCTCGTGGTCATTTCCTCGTTCGATGAGCATATCGTAGACCATGCCCACCGTCATGTTATCCAAGAGATCAAGGGAGAGACCTAACTCTGCGCACCGCAGCATGAAGGTCCCTCCCGTTTGAGGTCTTGTTGTTGGATCTACTTTTTTTTTGCAGTAGACGTGGTGGCTTCGTTTCTGACCCAGAGGTCCATTATCTCCGGCAGATACTCATAGATGGAAAAGGCTTCAAATTCATCAAGCCAATCCTCCGGAGTCTCCGGTATGGACGGATCATACTGTTTCGCCATTATGTAGGACAGATACTCGAAGGCTTCAAGGCTCTTTATAGTAAAGTTCTCATCCTTCGTAAAATCATTTTTGATAGACATGAGGTCATCAAAGATGTCTCTTCCGAACCTGTTCCTATATCTCATGGGAGTCGATGCAGTTACGCGGAATCCCACTTCCTTATCGCCTATAGTCAGTATCTTATCCATGTTGTCTCCTTATGCGTGTTTCCAGACAGACGTATACCAGCCGTTCAGGACTGTGGTTGTCGTTTCCGGAGTTGTCATCGCGAAAGTCTCTCCGCTTGTGAGAGGAGACGCTGCGATAGTGAGAGTCTGCGTCTGGGGATTGACGGAATCCTCTTTGGTATTGAGCTGCCTTGTGGGACGGTTCGCTGTGCAGTTGTACAGAACGAACTTCGTGCCATTGGTGTCGCCCTCTTCCTCAAACATGAGTGCGAACGGCTTCGGCTGTACATCAGCCTTCTCGTACATGACCTTTGCGGTGTTGTCCAGCGTCATGCCCATGATGTCCTTCAGGAAGGAATCCGGTACATATGCCAGTTCCAGATCGCAGTCATAGCCGTTGTTGCCCATTGTCACATAGTAGCGAATGTCATCCGCATAAAAAGGATTCAGATCTCCGTTAGGGGTAAGCGACAGAGACACCGCACCAGGCATAGCGACAGGAGTGGAATAGGTTCCCATCGTTGTCATAAGCGCATAGTGTACTTCCCTTACACCGAATTTGACCTTATCAGCCATTTTTACACCTCGATAGTATAGATAATTTCGTAGCACCGCTCGTCATCCAGATAGAGTTCTGTTTTCTCCCAATACAGGTGATTGGTCTCAAACATTCCCTCTATTAAGGCTTCCGATGCGGTGTCTTTGTTTTCAGAGTACAGCTCTACGCTTACCCTATTGATTGCTTTATAGACGATGTTGTCTGCACCGAAGTTGTCACTCTCGTCCACCAGATAACAGATGAACGGAAGCGCAGGTGCTTCCCCTACCGGCCACGCACGGTACACTACCTTCTTGTCGAATCCCGTTATGCCGGTCAAGGCTGTATAAAGTTCAGCTAATGTCATAGTCCGCTTATCCTCGCTTTCACCTTGTTCTCCAGCATATCAGTTGCCTGTCTCTCGGCAGGAGCGATGTGAGGGATCCCTGACACCCTTCCGCCGTTTACTTTGGCGTGTCCGTTTTCAAGAAGATGCGTCAGCTGATATCTCACGTTGTAGACTGTCACGCGGATATTGGCACGGTCCTCAAATGAGGTCTTTTCCCTCCATCCTCTCGCGTAACGTCCGGTACGCTTCGGAGACGTTGCTTTAAGTGTGGCGACTGTTTCATCTGCTACCTTTTTGCATTCGTCTTTCGTTGCGTCCGCTACTTCTTGAGACCAGTTCGTCAGTTCTTTCGCGATGGCACTCGCCATCTGGTCTATCTTCATACTCCGGTCTTCCTCTCAAGGTAAAGCTCCAGAAGCTCGTCCTGACGTAAGTAGGTGCGGTAGATCCCGTACCTCTTCCCTTCAAACTCCACTTCCTTCGCTCCGTTGTAGTCCGGTGAGAACATGGTCACTTTATACTCCGGCTTCAGACCGTTCTGTCCGCCCTGAAACCACTCGCTCTGCGATACGCTCTGTACGTTGCAGAACACATTTGTGGTCACATCTGTGGCGACCATCTGGCCTATGGAGTCGGCTGCGTATGTCTGTGTGACCAATGTAACGACATTAGATCTATCCATCCAGTCCGTACCCCGTTGCCGTTATAAGCTGTGCCTTCTGTTCGTCATAACTCCTCTTGAGTCTTTCCGGATCAGCAGGTTCGCCGAAGTGCAGTTTCACATATGTGATGACTGCGGTGATTATAAGCTCATCACTTGCGCACTCGTACAGGACAGCCGGATCTATGCCGACTATTCCAAGGTCCAGAAGCGCAGCTCTGATGAGTCCCATTATTTCATCGTCAAAAGCGTCTGTTGTTACTCGTAACGCCAGTTTAACTCTCGCTAACATTTTGCCCTCGCTTATATGCGTATTTCGTAATCACTGTCTTTCCGATATGGCCTATCTCGATATTGGGATCCGCGTATATCTTGTATCCCAGTTCCTTGACTCGCTTACAGAAAGACATATCTTCTCCGAAGCCGTACATCGGCTGAAAACACGTCTGGTATTTCTCGAACATCTTCTCAAGTATCTCGACCTTCACCAGAACCACACCGAAGCCACACGCATCCACTTCTATGAGACGTGTTCCCCACTCCGTGATGGATGTGAGTTTTCCGTCCACTTCTTTGTAGATGCAGGGGAGATACGGTGTCCTCCGCATAGCGCAGATACCCGTCACCATGTCCTTATTGTGTGCCACCAGATCTAACAGGACTGTTGAAGGAAACGTCATGTCGGAATCGAACCACATAACGTAGTCGAATCCTTCCTCGACCGCTTTCGCTGCCATGGCTTCGCGTGAAGCATATATCAGCGAGCCGGACATGAGCATGACTCTCACTTCTCCGATCTGATTCAACGCCAGAAGGCATTGTACGAATCCGACGTCGATCTCGTCAGAACAGGGGACTGCTACCAGTATCTTCATTTCAGGTACGCTTCCTCGGTAACTACACCCAGACCAACATGGCCCATTTTGATACGCGAATCGCAATAGATCTTTGAACCGACATCCCTCGCACGAGCGCAGAACGAAAGGTCCTCACCGAATCCCAGAATGGGACTGAACGGAAGTCCGAATTTGTCCTGCACTTTCTTGATCAGGTCGACCTTGACCAATACTCCTCCGAATCCGATTCCTTCACACTCAAACAGTTGATCCTTCGGATATTCCCTGTAAGGAACTGCCATCGGTGTGACCTCGTTCGTTTCATCGGAATGCCAGTATCCGACCTTCTCATACACGATGGGATTTGTAGGCGCACGTCTTGCAAAATACAGACCACCGACTATATCAAGATTGTTCTCTTCCATGTCCTGGAAGAGTCTCTGCATAAAGTCTGGCGGGAAGTCCATGTCGGAATCCAGCCAGAGCATATAGTCGTAGTTTTCCTTGATGGCCTGCTTCGCGAGGTTATTACGGGCGTCATAAATAAGGCTGGAGCAGCTAATGGCATATTGGCACTCTCCTACCAAATTCATGCCCAGAAGGGCCCTCATAAAGATGGTGTGAACCATGTCCATACATGGTATTGCTATCAATGTTCTCATCAGCTGCTCCTTAATTCAGTTGGTTAGGACGGGAAAACGATCTTGCAGAATGCGTGGTCGGCTACGATGCCAAGACCAACGAACTCTCTGCCGACGATCTTGACGAGGTCCTTCTCTGCGAGGGACAGGTCGTCGAACTTGATCCTGATTTCCTGACCGTTGGGGAAGTTGGCGAGGGCGCCACGGCCGAAGTCACCAACGATTGCCCATGCGGTTCCGGCTGTGCCGGTGGTGGCATAGGTGGGAAGTGTGCTGTCGAAGTGAACAGGCAGTCCCTCAAACGGATCCACTGCATAGGACGCAGCATACTGCGCAGCCTTGAACGCTGCCCAGGAACCCTTATTCATAACGATAACGGGATTCGCTGCTTCATCGGACAGCTTGCCAATTGCCTGTGCAACAAGGCCGACAGACGGTGTACCGGCAACGATGCCGACACCAACGGCCTGTGTGGTTGCGCTGGCGGTCAGGGCTGTGATCTTGGCGACCAGTTCAGCCTGGGCCTTCTTGGCGATCTGATAGGTCAGCTCATCATAGATGTAGTCGAGGAACGCTTCGCCGGAGAGGTCCATAGCCTCATCGGAGATGCTGATCCACTTCTTGATGCTGACGGGCTTGAGTTCAACAATACCAAGATGCAGTTCTTCCTCTGCAACGGCACTTGTGGACTCGGTGTGGACTGTAGCAGCAGTCGCACTCTTCTCAAAGCCAACCTGGAGGTTGCCCTTGATGTAGGATTTACGAACGAGGTTCATCAGTCCGAGCTTATCCCAGGCTGTGTTGATCCTGTCCATAACGTAGGTGGGGACGGGGACGTCTCCGGAGACATTGGTGGTCAGGAGCGCTCTGCACTCGCTGTCATCGTCTGTCTTGATGTAGTTGGCATACGCCACGTTGTACTCGTGGGAGCCACGGATCTCTTCAAGAGTCATTTCTTTTCTCTCCTCTGTAGGAATTGTTTCGATTACTTCACCGGCGCCATTAGCAACGGCCTCACGGATCTCGTTGCGCTGCGCTTCGGCTTCTTTTCTTGCCTCAAGCTCCTCGTTGATGGATTTGACCTCTGCTTCCAGAGCATCAAGGTCAGCACCCTTAGCATCGACCTCTTCCGCAATAGCGGAGCGTCTCTCAAGGAGTTCCTGAGCGCTCATTTCTTTAAAGTTCATTTCTGAATCTCCGTTAAAATGCGTATTCTTTGCTTCTTGCGCTCGACCTCTCTGGCTTCGGCTTTTGCACTCTCCAGTGATGCCCTTGCACTATCCAGTGCATCGGCAAGGCCTCTCGCCTGAATGGACGTAGCGGAGTACGCAGGGAAAATCACGGCAGAGAGTTCCATCACACGTTTGATTCCGGTGATCGTACGTGTAGGATGCTCGGAGTCCACATCGTCCCATGCGTCTTTATCGACTACGAACATGAAAGACATTCCGGAAATATCTCCACGCTCGATAGCTGAATACAGGTTCCTTGCATCAGTGTTGTTCTCGACATCGAGATTTGCTCTCATGCTCAAACCGTCTTCGTCAACACTTAACTGCATTGTTGAATTTGCGTTGTTGTTCCTCGACCTTGCGAGAGGGATCATGTCCGTGTTGTGGTTTACAAGAAGTCTCACATCACGGAGGTCGGTGTCCTTGAGAGCATCGGAAGCAATTATCTCGTCATACCATCCCAGATTGGTCCTCTGGTTATAGACGATGGCACGGCCTTCGATGTACTTGCCCTTCTCTTCGCTCTCGGTGGCGTTTATATCGAAATCAAAACTCCTGATTTCCTTCGTTTCCATCTTCTTCCTCCTGAACGGTTACTTTATCGTCTGCGTTGTAATACTCGCCACGAATGATGCGGACGTCTCCTCCCTCGACCGGAGGAAGGTTCCATATCTCCCTGGCATCGTTCACTGAAATGATTCCTCTGTCGAGAAGCTGCGCAGACACGTTCAGCTTGTCAGAGTTCGTCATGTACTGAAGTCTGTTTGAGGTAGCCATGACCTGATTGCCTCTGCTCTGCTCCTGAAATGTAAAGAGCATGCGAGTAAGGACCTCGCTGAACTGAATGGCAAACGGCTCAATGGCACCTTCATAAAATGCTGACCATTCATTTCCGTACACTTTGTTCTGGAGTATTGCCTCGTTCACTCCGAAATACTCATATACGTTCTTCTGGATCATGGTCATCTGGTCGGCGTCCACCACCCACGGTTTAACATCAATCTGTTTGATGTTCTGATATGTGTTGGGGAACAAAAGCAGTCCACCGGCTTCGGCTTCTCTGGAGAAGTTCTCCGTAGTAAATCTCTTGCGCTCTTTGGCGAGATCCTCCGCTTTGGAGAAGTTCGACAGCTGCGCCATGAACCGATATGTGGCTGCGCTCTTGACTCCTTCCTCGATGCCCTGATTCTGTATGTTGATGAGTTCCATCGTGGGGAACAATGCGTGGTTGTTCTCACCCATCAGGTCATGCCTGTACTGATATTTGGTCATGATTCCGCAGTTCTCAAGTTCAATGACTGCGGTATCACCTGTTGAGAAGTGATATCTCAAGTAAGGCTTCTTCCCATACTGAACGATATCGCACTTGTCAGGCAGCGGAGCGTATATTCCGGATATCTCACCGTACTCATCCAAAACCGGAACGATAAACGCCGTATTGTGAACATCGAGAACCGTGGAAAGTCTGTAAAGAAACTGGCTCCATGTCTGGAACTCGTTAGGACCTTTCTTCAGTTTATTCTGAAGGGAAGGCTTTGCGGATCCCATTACCTGGACTGCCAGTTTGGATATGTGTGTAGCTCTTGCATTGATGGCTGCCCTCACAAGCTGCTGCTCATATATGCTTCCGCCCCAGGTGGTGAACCTTGGCTGATACACGTTCAGCATTTTGAAGGCGCCTTTGTATTCGCCTCTCGGCTGTTTTCTGTTTCCGAACAGTGCGTCAAACAGTCCCATTTTTACCCCTCATTTACTAAGCGATCTCCTAACTCTCCAAACCACTTCTGCCTCACCGTCATGGCACAAAGCAAACTCGCAACACCATCAATATGGAGATTGGGATTTATCTTAATCAGCCGTCCTCGTCCACGTTCCACGGACATCTTCACGGCCGAATTTAACAGATGTGCTTTCATCAGGTCATTGTCACCGAAGTGGACCTTACCGTCCTCAAGTAATCCTTGAAGTTCCAGCATGGTACCGTATAAATTCTCCCCCTGAAACACCGAGTCGCACTTAAAACCATAGGCTTCCAAATCTTTGATAAGGTATTGAGCCGAATACCGGTCATACCCCACCACAAGCGGAAGGATCTCGTACTCCTCAATTAGTTTTCTAAACCACTCGAAACAATCCTGATAGTCAACAAAGTTCTGTCCGGAAGGAGTCAACCACCCCTTCTGGATATATATCTGATAAGGGACGCCGTCCCTCGCTGTAGCCTCGTCTATCTTTTCCCCTGGCAGGAAAAAGTGGCTGAACACATATAGTTCTCCGTCTTTCTGAATTACGGCATTACAGGCCGTCAAGTCCGTAGTCTGTGAAAGGTCCAGTCCGGCAACACAATACATCGACTTGAAGTCTTCTATATTCAACGGATCTCCGAAGGCCTTGCTTACTACCTCTGACGGAAGCCAAGCCAACGAAGAGTTCTGTTTAATACAACAGTGCTTTGTAAGGAACTCGACCTTTCGTGAAAGATCTCCTTCTGCAATTGCTATCTCTTCCAAGAGAAAATCCACTGAGACCGACACACCCAAGTTCGGATTTGATTTCCGCAGCTCGTTTATGTCATCCCATTTCTCCGGATCATCAATCATGTATATCAGGGGAAGCAGACTCTTTTCTTTAGATTCGCCCATAAGGAAGCGAGTCGACCGTTTCATGAGAGAATCGAACACACCGTCATTCACGTAACCGGCAGTCGTGCATGACAGAAGCAACGGCTCGGAACGGCTGCCTCGTGCGGAGGCCATGACGTCATACTGTTTGAGTCCTGCGTCACCTTGCCATGAGGCCACCTCGTCACATATCGTCAGGGACGGATTGAACCCATCTGATTTTTTGGACGAGAACGCTATCTTCTTGACCGTGCTATTTGTTGCCGGAATAGCAAGGTCAGACATTCTATGCCTCGGCAACATAGAGTTGTCACCGACTATACGGTGATGATCTCGAACGGAAAACTCTTCCTTCATCAGCTGGTATTCAGGATCCAGCTGAATCATCTGCCATATGTCGTTGTAAATGATGTCCGTCTGGTCGAGCTTCGGTGCTATGCAGAATATCCTCGTGCCGAATCCGCCTTCGACTCGGAACATATACTCGGCAATCGATGACGCTAACTTACTCTTGCCGTTTTTGCGTCCAATGACGAGAAATACTTCACGAAACTGTCTCTTGCCCTTTTCGTCTACTATTCCGAAGATTGCGGAGATCATGGCCTTCTGCCAGACCTCTAATTTGATCAAACTCGGAGCGAGGTCGCCTTCGGTGTGGTAACAGTGCGATTCAATCCACTCAATAGCACTATTTGCCTTTTTGCCATCAAAAAAGAACCCCTTTTCTTGGAGTCCCTGCACTAAATACTCATACAGCCGGTGAATAAATGTACCAACGAGAAAAGTCCCATCATTGATTCCCTGGTAATATGTGTAAATCCAGTTTTCTTGGCTTTTTTTCTGCTTTTTCGGCATCTTTCTTCGTTTCTTGGGTGCTTTATCGCCGACTCGACTGCGCCACTCGGTGTCCCCTTAATGCTAAAGGTACGGGGTACCCCTATGGGGCAGTCAGCTCAGTAATGATTACTCGTCCCAGTTCGTCTATCTTGTAGCGCTTCTGCTTTCCGTGCTTTGCACCGTGACACTCTCGGCATAATGTTTCAAGATTGTCAGGATTTAGCGCCACGTCAGGATCCAGCACGTTTTCAGGTGTAAGTTCAACAATATGATGAACAGCTTCACCCTGCTTAATGATTCCTTTCTTTAAACACTCCTGACATAAGCCTTTGTCTCTTTGCCATATATACTTACGTAGCCTTTGCCACCTCTTAGTGTTGTAAAGAACACCGGCCCAATCTTTCATCTTATGCCCTCGCACCCCACCCCTGTGCTACTTAAGAGCATCCAACCCACTCTGCGTACCGTGTAACGAAAAAGAGCCGACATATTGTCGGCCCTCTTCCGGAAAGGATTGAACAAAACCTTGAGATTGCTCATTCGACTATAAGGAGAATCATCTGGATCATGTTTATAATAGCAAGTCATTCTCGACAATCGTCAAGCAAAATTTCCGCCTTTTTTCCGCTTTCATAGTCTTCTCTGTACTTCCACTTATAGCCATATGCGTTATTGCGTTGGTTAATGCAGCACGAAATTATATTCCCGCTTCTTTTGTTTATTGCCTCCGCAGCTTCCTTCGTGGACTTCCATATCTTTATCAGATCTCCATCAAGTGTAAACTGACAAACCTCTTTGGTGTGAGTATATGACGGAACATAAGGTTCGATGTCACTAACATCATCACCTTCTGCAAATCTCCACATATAACCATGAGATGTTTTCCTTCCTCGTTTTGTTGCTTGTGGAACACTCGCATTAAAACTTCCGTATTCTTTTCTAATGTCAGCCATACAGTCCCACCGCTTAATAAATCGCCCGTCCAGAGTATATTGGTTTACTGGCTTTGCAAGAATCAGCCTCTTTTCAGGATGCTCCATGTTGTATTGAATCTGTGCTTGTCGGTCTTTTTCTCTTGCCTCCTCCGTAGCGAATTGCCTCTTACCTGCTTCAGTTCGTCTTTCTTTTTCACCTGGTCGTTTTGCTCTCTTTATTCCGGCTTGTCTCATAGCTTCTCTTGTATGTTCCGAAAAGCTGAATTGGCCTTCTCCGCCCAGTCCAATGTTATAGCCATACTCTCTCTCTGCGCTTTTGAACTGTGCTATATATTTCCGTTCTGCTTCCAACGCCTCCTCTTTTGTTAGATTGTCTTCGAGAATGTTGTGTTCAAAGCCATCCCATCCATATTTCTCAATCGCTCTATAAAAGTATTGATTGCCTTTGTACGTTGAGCCTCTTTTCCACCTCATTTCCGGTTTTTGCATCGTTATCCCTATATAACGCTTTCCGTTTATTTTGTTTTTATGCTCATAAACCCAGAACCCCATCAACGCCCCCTTTTAGAACATCAGGCTATCAAGATGTGCTAAAGCGTTGTCGCATAGTTCGTATGCTCTTGTTTTCGCAACGTGATATGTTCTGCACACCCAGCCGATTCCTGAATGGTCTATGTGGAAATTGAATATGATCTCACGCTCGTTAGGATCCAGCGCACCTATCGCACCATTCACAAGCTTCATGAAGTTCACCGCTGCTTCGACTCTTGTCTTGCGTTCAATGCAGTTTATCAGAAGAGATTCCCTCGTGTTTCCTCCGCCCTGTACCTTTGCTCCGGCAGAGAACCCACCCAATGACGTCATCATGTCATTACATTCACGGATTATCTGTTCGGCGTTCCTTGCCTTCCATTCCATGTCCCTGTATGACCGAAGCATCATGCGTGTTCTGGAAGTATCTCGTCTGCCCTTCTCACACATCGGACATATCATTCGGCCTTCTGGGATTATCTCTCCGCACATTACGCAGCGATCTTCACTCATCTTCCACCTCGTCCATCTTTGCTCCGCAGAACGGACAGTATAAATACGGAATCCGTTTCCCCACGATGTCAATCTTTCCCCTACATACGGAACACCGCCCTATCGTATGTTCTATTCCGCTCCAATCCTCATCCTCTGACAAATACTTTGTATCCCAATGTCCATGTCGCACAGGCTCAGCATCTACTGTTGGTACTTCGTTTATCACAAAATCAAGAGCATCGTTCCACCCTTGTTGCCATTCCGTTAGTTCCGAAACGCCACTTGCCTTATATTCTTCTAACTTCTCCGCATCAATTAGTCTCGGCATCTTCTTTCCTTTCTCCCCTTGAGCAATAATCATCCTCGTTTCGTACAGGCTCATAAGCCTCAATAACACAGACCTTGCATTCACTTCCGTTCCACATATAGTTCGTTTTCCACCACTTGCATTCCTTGCACCGCACGATTTCAACCATATTTTCGGTCGCATTTGTTTGCGGTTGCTCTACTGTCGGCTGAACATCGATTATGGTGTCGAAGGTCTTTTTGGCTTCGTCTATCGTCATCTCTTTTGTTCCGCCTGACCACCAGCAATAGTGTGCCTTGAGTCTGTCAGCGTCTATTAACCGTCCCATTCTTCATCTCCTTTATCTGCGCTCTTGCATAGTTCGGATCGTCCTTGACCATCTCCATTATCTTCATCATGTTCGGAGACATACTGTATTCCTTCTCCGCCTGTTTCAGTTTTGCCGTCCCTTTTTTCCGGCATTTGTCGGAACAGTACACATGATTAGGCGAGTTCGGTTCAAAGGCTTCTCCGCACCAGAGACAGAAGCGTGTTGTCTTGTCCCAATTAACTCTGCTCATTTTCCATCCTCGTTATCGTTATCTCGACTCTCGGATTTTCCCTGTCCAGTAATACTCGGCTCCCATCGTGGCCCTGTACTATCTTTGAATCGTCATCTTTCAGGCATCCGTATTTCACGAGTATGTCCATCGTTGACTCCAGAAGATTCACAAGGTCCACCCTTCGTTTTGTCTCCATGAAATACAAACATTTCACATTTACTGGAGCATTTATGTTTTTTGCCGGTACGAACCATCCGCTTTGTTCCTCATAGGCCTTGTATTGAGAGGAAGGAGCAACGAAGCTCCTCCCGTCTCTCGTCTTTAGGATCCGCTGGTGGTTCTTCTTCGTTACGGGATTCCCTGGAATCGTGAATGTCATTCCGCTTCCTTCCCACATACATAGCAGCGGTTGAAGTTCTGCCGGATCTGGATCTCTCTCAATTCGACTCCGCAGTTCGGACAGACGAATTTCTTTTCTCCGTTCCGTTCCACTTCAGCCCATCCTTTAAAGGTCTGCTTCGGCTTCTTTGCCCTCGTCACCTTCGGTTTCAGATCTGCGGTCTCCACCTTTTCAGTTTTCTTTGTTGCCATTTCTTATGTCCTCCATAATTCCTCTTCGGATTTTTTCTAACTGTTCTTCTTTGGTTTTTCCGTTTATCATCCTTATTGCTCTCTGGAACACTCCATCGATATCGTACTGATAAACCATTACTTCGATGTCCTTCGGATATGGCGGAAAGTTCCCCTTGTAGTTCAGCAAGGCTCGGCAGATGGCTTCCTCATTCACATCAAACGCTTCTCTGATCATCTGCGCTCTTGAGGTATCACCCCACCGCATCTGAAGGATGTTCTCAATCCACATTCCATCCACTCCTTCTCGCCAGCTCATCCACGTCTATCTTCGGACGCTCGTTTTTAGGCTTGTCTTTTTCCTCCCACGTCCGGACAGAAGCTTTCCAATCCTTCATCTTGTTTTTGCCGACCATCCACCCTTTGGATTCGTAGAAGTCATACCACTTATCAGGATTCACACCCTTATTGCGTTCCTGACAATATGCTTTGACTTCTTCACGTGTTGGTGGAGTAAAGACGCGTGAGCGTCTATTATTATCTTTCTCTATCTCTTTCTCTATCTCTTTCTCTATCTCTACGTTACCGATGCGTTTCACTTTTGTTACATCAGCGTTACTTTGTAACGTTTGACGTTCTCTGAAGTTTCTTACTCGTTCCGCAGAAGCCCCTTCGGAGCCTATACATTCAGCTGCGTAAGGCAGGAGAAAGTTGATTTTGTCAGAGGTCTCGATCAGTCCCGTTGATACGAGATAGTTGAGCAGAAGTCCCACATCTTCAGGATTCTCATCGAGATCTAATGCGAGTTCTTCCGCAAAAGAATTCTCCAATCCTGTGTATGTCAGTACACCGTCCGTCTTGATGCTCTTTAACTGCATCTTGAGATAGATGATGGTCAGCGTGTCTCCTCCGGCCAACCTCCGAAGCTTCTTTATTCTCTTGGAATCGAAGAAGTCCTCTTTCAGTTTCAGCCAATAAAATCTGCGTTCAGGCATACTGTTTCGGATCTACCCTCCCTTCCTCGATTGCTTTCTGAAGTTTCTGTTTGTCCTCCATGAGTCTCGCTTCGGTGGCAAGGAACGGACACTCTCTGTTCTTTATCCAGTTCGTTCCCATTAGGACGATGCACCGACCGCCTACGCTTGATACACAATAGTGACACTCCGGTCTGTCTGAATAAGGTCCTTTTGTTCTCACCACTCTGCCCTCCCAAATTCCCGTATAAAATCCTCTGTTGTCCATTCGTTCTCTGCCATTAAGCGGTCACGCCATTGTCTTTTCAGCCACTTGTATTTGGCCGGATGCCGATGGTGTATATCGTCATGACATTCTCGGCAGATATACACCACGGCTCCATATTGGCCGGATTTCTTACGAAAACCGTTTCCGTATACGTGATGCTGTTCCAATGCGCCCCACTTGTGGCAGATCTCGCACCATCCTTCCATCAATCGAAAGGGAGATCTTCATCATTGGCTACGATGAAGTCATCCTCGGATGTGGTCCGCTCCTTGTACTCCAGAGAATCCTTGATTCTGTTCTGGATCCACTCCGGCAGCTGCTCCATTATCTCCAAAGGACATTCAGGATCACATACGTTGAAAACGACTGTGGGATTCTCGGTCTCTTTAGGTGCGACCATTCCCTTCGGCAGTCTGCCGACGGCTGTTATCTTTGCGTATTCTCTGCCCTGTTTGGACATACTCAACATCGTGGTGATCAGACACGGAGCCTTCAGGACATTCTCGATATCGAATCCCTCAAGTTCTTCTTGAGTAAACTGTTTGCCCCTCCATGACTCCAACATCGGACGAAGGTTCCCCTGTTCTCCAAGAGTCAGCGTGTACTCCTCGGAGATTGCCCTCGGAAGGTCCTCACCGTCCTTCAGGATCCTCTCGTCCGGAAGTTCCCACATGAACCTCACCTTTGTCTGCTTCTTCTGCGAGAAGGGATTGATGAAACTCCCCTCCACTACGATCCCGTAACAGATTGCTCTGTACGAACCGGCTTCGATTGGCGGATATCCTCCACCGCTTGTTGCTTTAACGATGATTGCCATTGTTTTGTTCCTCCTTTATTCTTCGCTCTAAAAGAGCGTCATATCTTTCCCAGAAACTGATGAATTTATCCCAGTTGGTCATTTCTGTTGCTTCGTCCTCCGGAAGGTTCTGGGGTACTCCCGTTAGAAGAGCTGTGACATCCCTCGCTTCAGAACGAGTAGTCCAGATTACTTTGTCTGGCATCTATCTCCTCCTGTGTAAGTCCGGCCTGGATGTATTTCACTCCATCCACTTCAAGCATGACGTCATAAACGTCCTTGCAGTTGATGAACGGTTCCATGCGGAGCTGTCCGCCAAGAACATCCTGAATCTTGAAGATGTTTGATGTGGTAATGTAGACGTTCGGATATGCTGTCATCCGGAACGGATTTTTCTCATAGGTCACAAGGAAATCTTCCGCTTCCTTCAGCTTCTTATGCGCTGCCTTGACCATCGTGTGGACCTTACGGATCTCCTTACTCGTCAGTTCCATTGATCTCCTCCAGCATCTCCTCATAAACCACCCATGTCCTGATAGCAAACACGCTGATCAGCCATGCAAGTCCGGCAAGGACTATGATCTCAATGTTCATCTGTTCTCTCCTTGATTTCGTAGAGCATCCACTTCGTGATGCCGTTTGATTCCCAACGCTGCGTCACTTCATAACGAGGATCCCTCCGGATTTCGGACATCCTTTTCGTAAAGGACATGATGTGAAGGATGTTCGTTGCATCGAATGAGGTTATTCCTCCCCTGTTCATCGCATACTCGACTATTCTCTCATTCTGCGTGAGCTTCGTGTCCGGCCTTAACAGTTATCCCAGGCTACGGCTCGCATCGGCCGTCAGCTGGATCCCGTAGTATTCCGGACGCCTTAACTTGGACATCAGCTCCTTGTCCATTCCGGGAAATCCGCACCTTTTCAGGATTTCCACTCTCTCAATGTCTGTCATTCCTTTCCTCCTTAAGTTGCAACCGATGTTTTTGGCATCGTGTGGCTCGTGTTCACGCTTCTGTGAACGGTTTGCTTATTCTGTTTTCAGAAGTTTTGGGCCAAAAAAATACGGCTCCATGTCCTCAATGTCCAAAAGGACAGTAAGGCGGTATATCTCGGACAGTTTCCAATCCGTCTTGCCGGTCATCTTTTTCCTGAAGGCATTCTCGGAAAGTCCTAACTCTTTTGCCATAGATCTTCCGGAATATCCCTTCTCTGCCATCCTTCCACGCAGCTTACTGAAATCCATTTTCCCTCCTTCCTGTCCGGGCTTGGGACCGGACTGCGCATTAGAGCCTTTCGGCTCCCCTCTGCATTTAGACGAGACTATGTTCTTGCATCTGTTTGTAGATTTCACTCGCCACATTTTCGGCTTCTGTAGCAATTCCGCCGTAGCCTATGTGCTCGTTCCACTTTGCAGCGTCCCTTGACCAGAGGGCTATGTCATTAAGGAAGTATGCCAGATCTACCTTGTTGCTCTTATCACCGTGAATTCCTTTTGCCTTGATCTCTACTTCCAGTCCGTTGATCGTGAATTTCATTGTTTTATCTCCTTCGTAATCCTTTCATTAACTTCTGTATTCTGAAGTCTACATATATCTTAAGGCTTCTGAAAACAGAAGTCAACACTATTCTGCGTGTTTTCCGCAATAAAATTTACTTTTCAGAAGTTTTTGTATATAATGAGTCTACGAAAGGAAGGACAAACAAATGTTTAGACAAAGATTAGAAGAAGCTCTGGCCATGCGTGGAATGACCGCAGCGGAATTATCAAGAAAGACTGGGATCTCCGAAGGGATGATTTCTTCGTACCGGAAGGGACTGTATGTTCCGAAGTCTGATAAAGTGATAGCCATCAGCCAGGCGTTGAATGTTTCCCCGTCATGGCTAATGGCTGTCAATTACCCAACCCAAGAAGAGTTGGCGGAGGAGGTAAAGGCAGTATTTAATTCACTACCGGCTGATCTTCAGACTCAAGCTGTGACGTACCTTCATTTTTTAGCATCGTCATATAAAGCCACCAAATCTGAAGAGTCTCCTGATTCACCTTAATAACCTCAATTTCCATTCAATCACCTCCCACGATTATTCTACAAAAAGCATTGTCCTCATAATGGGACAATGGGAGAAAAAGATGTATAAGGATAAAAGAGGACTCTGGATCCAGCAAGTCACTATAAACGGAAAGAGGAAGGTCTTTTCTGCCAAGAGCAAAAAGGACCTCCTCATCAAGATCTCGCAATATCAGAAGGTGGACCATTCCAAGACTCCGCTCCGGAAGGTGGCGGACGAATGGATCCGTGATATCGAGAAGCGTGTCACCTTCAACACGATGAAGGGATATTCAAGCGCATACAAAAAAATCGTGACCTTCTGGGGAGATACTCCAATGGAGGATATCACGGCCCAACAGGTCACGAGTTGGCTAAATTCTTTCGATATGGCCCAAAAGACGATAAAGAATATCCTTCTCGTTTTCAGGCAGATATATGACTATGCGTATGTGAATTACGGTGTGCAGAATAATCCGGCATTACACTTGCGCTCTCCGAAGGGAAAAGGAAAGCGTGAACGTGAGTTCCCCTCCGAAGCCGATATTGACATCGTAAACCAAAACGTTGACAAGCCCTTCGGCCTGATGATGTATATGGCACTCTATACAGGCCTACGCAGAGGAGAATTGTGCGCCCTGACATGGAAGGACATCGATTTTGATCAGAAGCTCATCCGTGTGAATAAATCCACCTATTGGACGGATGACCACGTTCCCCACACGAAGTCTCCTAAAACGGCTTCAGGGGAAAGAGATGTTCCCCTGATGGATTCCCTTGCCGATTTATTGAAACCCCTCCAGGGTAAGCCTACGGCCAAAGTG